CTTATTACCGGCCAGAGCATCAGAAATATTCCCCACCAGTCCGGTCATGGCATTGTTTACCAGATCTGCCGACTGTGAGGCATAATCGGAAGCAGTATCAGCCCAGTTAGCGAATCCTTCACGCATGCCAGCCGTCCAGTTGCTACGCTGTGCATCAGAAGCAGAATAATAAGCCTCCTGATCGCGTAAGCGTTCATCGAGATAACGTTTATTCAGTGCCAGCTCCTGGCGATACAGTTCCTCAGAGATATCACCGGACTGATACTGGCGCTGAAGGTCAACGTTTTTCTGCTGAAATTCCTCCCTGATACGCAGCATTTCCTGCATACGCTCACGCGTACGGCTCCCCTGCCCGTATCCAGTGAGCTCAGCCTGGTTTGATGCACGCGAGCTGGCGTTGGCATCAGCAAGGTTTGCTTCATATGCTGCCAGTTGCTCACGAATTTTCTGCTGATCAATAAGCGCGGCATTCTGCAACAGGGTCTGTTTCTGGGACTCTGTCAGCGTCGCCAGTTCGCCCTGGCTAACCTGGTATTTAACCTTCGCCAGTTCAGTATTCTGGCCTTGCAGGGCAATCTGCTCTTTTTGCTGCTTGATAAGGCGCTTATACACATCCTCGGTTTTCTCGCCTTCGGTTTTACCGCCCTTCGCCTTAGGTTTGTTGGCCTCATTATTCCGCCATTCAGCAAGACCGTTATTAATAAACTCCTGACGGCCTGTCTGGAATTGCGGATCACTGGTTAACCCCAGGTCATCGGCTGCATAACTCAGTCGCAGGCGCTCTTTTGCTTCACCCTTCCGGCGTGACAACTCCAGATCCCGGCGGCTCTTTTCGAGGGCATCGGTTTGCTTTTTGTCGAGATCGGCCTGCGGAAGTCTGAGCGGGACGTTAGCCAGCCCTTGCCGGGCCATTAATAGCTGATTTCCCAGACCCAGCAGACGGTTAAATTCAGTATGCTGACCATTCATCATGATCATCGACTGATATACCGCATTCTGTCGCCAGGCTTGTTCGCGTATTAAATCATTACGACGCCGCTCAATTTCTTCTAGAGCCTGCTGTATGCCGCGAGATTTATCTCGCATGTCATTCAATTTTCCCTCTTCAACAGCGAGTTGATCCGTAACAATAGCTATCGCTCTCAGTATATTTGCATCATTCTCGCTGGTAATGCCCGGTTTTCCACGCGATGCATTCAAATCATCGATCTGGGTCTTCAGCCCACCAACCTTTTTGGCTTGCTCATCAATCAGACGATTTTGCTCTACCAGGGCACCAACAGTCCTCCCCCTATTATCGTCTGTTTCAGACAAAGACATGCGGGAAGTTTTTTCTCGTATCTCGTCGATTTGACTGGCATATTCCTGAGCAGAACGCCGAGCCTGCTCCTGATTCTGATACATCGCATACCAGGCTCCTGCTCCCAGCATCACCAGACCCGGCACGCCGCCAATCAGGCCAAGCGCACCACTCATCAGGCGAGTGCCGACAGATGTTACGCTATTGAGATTGCTTTGAGTCGAAACACGATTTGAGATGTTACGGTTTAAAGCAGCCTGAGCGGCAGCCAGACGCCTTTCAGCGACAGCCTGAGCGTCGGCATTTTTAGCTGCTACCAGCCCTGCCTGCGCGCGTTCAAGTGCTGTTCTGGCTCGCACCTTTTCCGTAGCTGTACCACTGGCAAGAGCGGTAGTCAGCCTGGTATGGGCCGCAGTGACTTTTGCTTCAGCCGCCGCGACCTTTTCTTGCTGAGCCGCCTGAACATCTGCACTTCTTGAACTCTGTACTGCTTGCTGAGCCCGATAAACTTCAGCCCTGGAAGCCGCAACAGCAGACTGCGCCGCTTTATCCTGCGCGACTGCAAGGGCAACCTCTGATTTCGCAGCTGAAATTAGCGCACCTGTTGCACTCGTGGCACTGGTTACAACTCCGCTTAGGTAGCGTGCCAGTCCCACGCCAACAAGCGCCCCAGCGACTGTTGTTATTGTGGACATATTATCAGCAACGTCATTCAAGGCGCCGCTAACAGCTGAAGAAGTGAACGCATCCAGAGTTTGGGCTAAACTATCCAGCCCGCCAGAAAAACCTGCCGTTGCGCCGGTAGCCTGATCAATACCGCCAACCCATTGCATGAATGAGTTAGTAACCTTCTGCAAGGAACCAGAAACCGTTTGTGGTAAGCTTTTGAATTCATCTTGCAAATTATCTAACTGGCCTACCAGTGCTGGAACAACCTTATCAATCGTAAGTTGCCCCTGATCGGCCATGCTCTTGAGGTCTTTGCGGGCCACGCCCATTCCGGCGGCAAGTGCGCGGATAACGCGGTCACCGGATTCGTTAACAGCGTTAAACTCCTCGCCACGAAGAACGCCCTGTGCCAGCGCCTGGCTGAATTGAGTGATAACAGAACTCGCTTCCTGGGTGTTAGCCCCAGAAAGTTTGAGGCCGGTAGAAACAGCTTCGGTAATTTTCAGGACTTCATCGGAGCTATACCCGTATTCACGCATTGAAGCAGCAGCGCGGGAAAAAAGGTTTGCATTATCTGCGAACGCCGTGCCAGTTCTTTGGCTTATCTCCATCAACTGACGCTGAGAAGCTGCAAAATCGTCAGCAGAAGATGATGCCTGCTTGAGTCGCGCGTTTACGGAGTTCCACTCGTCAGCGATCTGAACAATTTTCCCGGTAGCAAACGCTGCGCTAGCAGCCGCGGCGGCTTTCCCTGCTGATGCAAATCCAGCAGTAAGATCAGAAAGTGCTCTCTCGCTTTCGCGGGCAGCGGCTGCTGCTTGCCTCCCTCCATTTTGCATGGTTCGGTAATAATCTGCACCCATTCGTGAGGCGCGAGCAATCTCACTCTGGAAAGACTGAGAGTTCGCGGAGATTTTAATTATTAGTTCGCGTAGAGCCGCCATCTCTTGTACCTTAATAATGAAAATAGAATAGCCACTCGGACTAACACCTCAGAGGCTTGGTTTTTTTTGCACATGGAGACATATATGTTGAGCTTGAACTTTGAAGTTCCCGGCAACCCGGATGACTACTACGAAGTTAGGGAAAAGGAAGATGGAACGCTTTCCTATAAGCCTAACCGCTTAAAAATAAGAGGGTTAGCAAAAACTCAGTGTGATTATTTTGATTATATATCCTCTTTAGGTGAGAATATTCATATAGCCACACTTGAGAGCAATGATGTCATCAACGATTTTTTTGAAAATGAGCCGGAAGAGGCTCAAATTTCTATTTACAATACTCTTTCCGAAGAATTTAACGCTATTACTGATACCATTTTAGATAAAACTTCAGAATTGAATGCGCAGGCACAGCAGACAGAAAATGTAGCAGAGAACATAGGTAAAGTTATAGGGGCTATAGTTCTTATAGGCTTTATAGTTTTTATATTATCGCAAATAAACTAAGTTACGGGCGGTTTACCGCCCTAATTTGATGCAGCCATTAAAGCAGCCTCAAGCCCTGCAAACGGGTCCTTCGGTTCTGATTGCTCATCGCCACCCCATCGCAGGATCGCATCGTCCAGCGGTACTTTTGCCCCCTGAGAGCCGTAGATGGCAGAGACGAGCTGAGCTGCCTGAATGTCACCACGAATATCGCCAACCGGACTTTGTCTGTCGTACTCAATCCACATCAGAAGCTCGCTTGCCGTCATATTCTGCCGAAGCTCTGAGAGCGTGCGCCCCATTCGGAGCGCAAGCGACATCAGAAACTTTACGCCGGGGGTTGAGACTTTTCCCGCGCTTCGTCCGCGTTGTTGATCAGGTCAAGCGCCTGTTTGAGCAGGCGTGAATGGACGGGGCCGTAGATTTCACGTACCTGCTCTTCTTCGTCTACGCTGAATACCGGTTGCTTATCGGTGTCGCACAGGACGTCAATGAAGAGAACCACGTCAGCGCAAAGATTACGGTGTGCCTTTTCCGATACCGACACATTTTCATCATCAGCACCCGCTTTCACCACTTCCTGCCAGCGCAGCCAGGCTTCACCTGACGGCTCACGGAGAACCACTTTGACGCCCTCCCACTCAGGAACGGCGACCGTCTTATGACGAAAACCCGACATCTTAGCCAGGGCGAGATTTTTAATATTCTTCATGCGACCTCTCAGGAGCCAGACTCGATGCTTTCAGGCTTACCTTTCAGGCGCAGGGAGAACGTTGCCGCCACTACGCCGTTGGTACCTGAAGACCAGGTATGCTGGCGGATTTCAGCCAGGAATTTAAAGCCTTTCCCGGACGGGAAGATGACCTGGAAAGCGTAGGTCGTATCGTTGTCATACGCTTCACGCAAGGCGTCCTGCGCCGGATTCTTGTAGAAGTTTCCGGACAGAGAGATTTCTGACGGAGAAGGCAGACCGTTGATGTTCTCCTGCTCGGTCGAGCAAAGCGTTGTTACGTCGATATCCTGCTTCTGACCACCGGTGAACTGAATTTCTTTGATGGTGCAACTCAGATCGAGAAAGGTTGCGGAATCCATCGTTTCTTTGGTGGCTGGCAGGGAGGAAATAAGGATCTTCGTCAGCTGCGATTTTTCATAAAGTGCAGACATAGCTGTCTCCTGGAAAAAGAAAACCCGCCATCAGGCGGGTTCGTTGGGTGAATTAATCGTCAGGGGGTAACTTTAAAATCCAGGGTGGCACGGTAGAGCCGATAATCTGGCTCGTACCCGGGGATTTTTACCACCTCTGTAGGGTTTAACTGCTTAAGCGAAGCGAGCGCCAAATCTCTCAGGGATCGTGATTCAGTGATCGTTGTGGCATACACATCGACCTGAACGGAAACCCTGCTCTCTGCCTGGCCACACAGTACGTCAGCGGAAACATCATCGACGATGGAAAAGATAATCCAGGGTGGAGAGACAGACGGTTTCCCGTCACTACCTAATGGCGCAACATAGGGATATACCCGCCCCTCTGCCAGGGTAGAAAGCAAGGCGTAGATATTATCTTCATTCACTTGCTCAGTACCTCATCAATAGCCTGATTCATCCTGGCAATGGCGACGCTGGCGGCCTCTTCCTCGCGCGTATCGTAAGCGGGTCGCACAAAAGGATGTGCAGGCATGTTCGCGGTGCCCAGTTCAACGAATCGCCAGTAAAAGGCGTTTCTCGGGTTATTCGCCTTCATCGTGTTATCGCTGTTGCCGGTGCGCGGGTTAACGCCACGAATATGGACGCCGGAAGAAATTTCCCCGCGGCGGCGGCTTTTTTGAGTAACCACCACCACGTTTTTTTTCAGTTTTCCGGTGCGTACCGGTGCACGTGCGATCACTTCTTCCTTAAGCACTTCCGCGCCGGCGCGCGTGGCATCACGAAGAACCTTATTGTTTTCAGCGCGGCTAAGCGCCTCCAGATCCTTTGCGATGTCATTTAACCCGGAAAAATCGAGGCTCGTCTCAATCATTTTTCGGCCCCCTGCTTGCATAAAATTTCGAGCTGAACACCGCGAGAATCCGGAATCGGTGGGCCAATGATATTCAAAATAGCGCCTTTGAACGGTCCGGTTTCAACTCTGAGTCTGGAAGCTGCAGTGATATCACGGCGAAATCGTGTCCATACCCTAATTGTTGCTACGGCGGTTTCAGCTCCTGCGGCTACCAGTTCACGACCACTGATCCCTTTTACTTCTGCCCAAGCTTCTGCACCGTCATGCCATGATTCAACAGGCTGCCCCGAGTTATCTCTGTCTGTAGTCCTGTTCTGTACGGTGATCCTGTCTCTCAGTCTCCCGGCCTGCATAACACCTCCTACAATCCATAAATTCGATAGGGCTGCAAAAGGGCTTCCACCGCAAAAGGAATTTCTGAGGTGATGTTCCCGATATTTACCGCTTCACGGTTTGCATACCAGTGACCGATAAGCAGTAGCATGGCTGCCTTCACATCGTCATTAAGCAGAATTGAATCCGGATCATCACTGTAACCGGGACTGTCTTCTGCCTCGTACAGCGTTCTCCGCGTCCATGTCTCGACATATCTCGCCGCCGCGCCCGAATACAACGTCAGCAAATCATCATCGCCGCTAAAGTCGGTATCAATGCGGCAGTGCTGTTTCACCACAACAAGCTCAAGCATCACTTTTTCGCCTTTTTGTCTGCTTTTACTTCCGGCTGTTCCTGCTGCTGTTCCTGCTGCTGTTCCTGCTGCTGTTCCTGCTCTGCAGGATTTTCTGATTCATCGAGCATCGCATAACCTTTTTTGATGAGCTCGCGACCGTGCTGTTCCAGCGTTTCCAGCGGAAGCCCTTCAGTAACGACGGTACCGCCGAAATAAATCGGTTTGAGTGCGATCAGTTTCATTTTCCCACCTGTAAAAGCGGCCCGAAGGCCGCAATAGTTATCAGCTACCCGCGCCGGTGCTGAATGAACCGTACACGAACGCCTCAGGGCGTTTCACAGCCAGCGCCAGACGTTCTTCGCAACGGATGGTGATCATGTTTTTCTCGAAGTCGTCAGCGTTCTCCGTGGAGATAACCACGTTCGCATCTTCGCGGTCGAAGATTTGTGCGCCAGCGTTGAATGCGCCGGTGAGGAATTTACCCTGGAAGGCTACCGCTTCCGTGGCAACAACCGGAAGGCCCCACAGAGTAGGGCCAGTCAGCGCCGCCGGGTTAGCCAGGATGTAACGGCCCAGACTGTCTTTTGTCAGCTCGATACGCGCCCAGTCAATGAAGTGAAGAACGTGACCGGATGCCGGGAAACGCGCCAGCTGCGCCTGCAACATTGCCAGACGCAGATCGTCAATCCCGCTCTGCTGTTCGACAGTGAACGCCGGATTAAACGCTGACGCCTGAGGAACGATGCCATGCAGATGCACGCCAGTACCATCACCGAAGAGAATTTCCTGCTCTTCTGCATACTTCAGACCGTAGCGCATCTCGGCATCAACGGTGGACTGCAACTGTGCGAAGTCATCCAGGATCTGCTTTGAGGCTTTGAACAGGTGGGCGATGGTGCTGACACCAGTGATTTTCGGCGTGAACTCAATTTCGCTGTATGGTTTCTGAGTATTCTCAGGAACCACCTTCGCGTTGTTGGTAAAGCCTGTCTGCTGCACCCAGAAAATAGCCGGGGAGGAAGTGCGGCCAGGTGCAATCAGATCACGGATAAACAGGCGCTGCTTCGGTGCAGTATCGATACCCGGCAGGCGCTGCGGTTCCACAACCCCTTCAGGAACATCCGCAGAAGTCAAAGCAGCCTTCACAGGGATGCTGATACGTTTGCCACCTTCAACACCGGCAGCAAAAGTTTTCAGCGCTTCAGCAGAGATCACCTGCTGACCGATTGATTCCACAACCTGTTTCGCGTTTGCCAGCGGCATCTGGGCAACATGTTGCTCCAGTTCGCCCATTGCGGCCTTCAGGGTTTTTTCAGCTTCACGCAGCGCATTGAACTCAGAAGCCATTTTATCAACGGCAGCTTTTGTTTCTTCTGACAGCCTGCCGGACTTCTGCGCCTCTTTGAGTGCGTCTTCTGCTTTTGCATTGAATTTGCCGGTTGCTTCTTCAATGCTGGCGGTGACTTTTTTCAGAATATCGTTAACTTCAGACATAAAGGGTCCTTATTTGACTAACGCCGCCAGGGCGTTTTCAAGTGAATTGAGGGTTTCAGGTTTGATGTCTTCGGCAGCGCCCGGCGTACCGTCGTTGGTGGTGACAGCGCCAGGCATGCCACCGGATAAGGCTTTAATGAGTTTTCTGCGCTCAGAGCGCGGGGTGTTGGTTTTAGCCAGCAACGCATCAAGTTTGCGAAGCGCGGCTGCGGGTGACTCGTCACCATCGCTGACCGCATCAGCAGAAAGCAGGCTGTCTGCCAGTCCTTTCGCCACGGCGTCACTACCGCCGATATAACTTTCGGCATCCATCAGTTTCTGTACGGCAGACATATCAAGGCCGGAACGCGCCGCGTAGATGTCTGCCATAGCGGTATCGAACGGCTCAAGAGACTGTGCCAGTTCCGCAAAGTCATGGCGGTTACCCATCGCGTAGACCCAGCAGTTGTGGATCATCAGGAAGGCTCCACGACCGATCTGAATATCATCCCCGGCCATCGCAATGACCGAGGCGGCACTGGCAGCAATGCCGAGCACCTTCACCGTTACATTGCCTTCGTATTCCCGGAGGAGGTTGTAGATTGCCAGGCCTTCGAACATGTCGCCGCCCGGGGAGTTAATATTGACCGTAACGTCGGCGCCATTCATCGCCCGAAGCGCACCGGCGATACGTTTGGCTGTTACGCCTTCACCCCAGTAGTCCTGCCCGATCACATCAAAAACAGAAATACTGTTATCGTCGGTGGCCGCAGCTTTGATCCCGCCATCCCAGCGATCCAGGGCGGAGGGTAAAGTTTCACAGGTGACCCGCGCGCAGGGGCGACCCGCCGGTGCTGCCGGAAGTTGTTTTTTGCTCATCAGGAAAGTTCTCCTAAGCGGCCTGTTTCAGCGGAGATTGTTCAAATGAAATGTCAGGGAATACGTGGTTATGCAGTTCTCTCAGGGCCAGAGCCTGAACAGCAGGATTGCTGCTTTCGAGATTTTTCAGTTGCGTCAGGTTGAGCTGAACAGTGTAAATGTCACCCCCTTCAATCGGTGGCATATTTTCAAGACGTCGCACATCATTACGGGACATCCACCCGTTCTGAAGCGCGCTGGTATAGTACGCGGCACGTCCGGCGCTGTCGGCGCGCAGAAGTCCTTCAACAGAGAACTCCGCAAACACCTCATCATCACTGTCCAGCAGGCAGCGCCCTATCTCCTGCTCGATATTGACCAGTAAGGGACGGAGCGTATGCGTCAAGAACAGGAGGTTCATCCCTTCCAGGCTGGAAGCCCAGCTGCTTTGTTTGGTGGTGTGACCAACCATGTAGGGCGGGACGCGAAACCAACGGCAAATTTCCTCAATACTGAAAGAACGGCTTTCCAGCATCTGAGCATCTTCCGGGTTCATGGTGACGCCCTGATACTTTAACCCGCCTTCCAGTACCATTATCTTTCCGGCATTTTTAGAGCCGGTGAACTTTGCCATGTACTCCCGGAGCCTTTCCCTCTGCTCATCGTTTAATGCTTGTTCCGCTGTCAGGAAACCAGAACTTTGTAACCCTTGCTCGAATATTTTTGCCGCAGATTCTTCTACCGCCATCGCAGAACCGATCACATCGCGGCCGGTTTTCATTGGTATCATGCCGCAAACACCATCCAGACCGAATCCACGAATGTGCATAATGTTTTTGACAGGAATGACGCGTTCGCTACCGTTTTCGGTGTATTTGTACTCCAGCGCCCCGGTAGTAAGACGCTTAACCACCATGTTCTGCGGCAGCAAGGGCACCAGCGATACCAGGCGGTTTGCGATGAATTTCTTCTCAATGAAGGCGTTCCCGCGCAGACAGATACTGGCGACAACCATCAGCATAAAACGGGATGGTGTCATTTCTGAATTGGGACGGCGGCACAGTACAGAATAGGCAGGGTGATCGGTTGCCGCTTTACGTGATCCGTCAGGCTGCCGAACGTATATTTTCAACGGGAGGGTTGAAATAGACTCGCTTAACAGCCTTACGCACGCCCACACAGCCGATAACTGGATTGCTTTATCGGCGGTTACAACCTTTCCGCTGCTGCTCATACCAAACCATTCCTCCCAGAACGTGCCGGTAGTGAGGCTGACAGGAACCCCAAGCCAGTTAAGCAGGGCACTTTTCACCCGGCCTGGCCGTTTGTTTTTTTTCATCAGAAACCTACCATGATGGGATTATTGAAGAATCCGGAGAGATCCTGCTGGTCGTTGCCACCGTTAACCAGAACGCGGCTCATTGCTGTGAACAATGCCGCAGGACCATCAATCTTGGCCTCTGGTGTGGATTTATTAGGAAAAATGTTCTCGTTCCGGTCAGGTTTGACGGTTACGTTGGACATCATCCAGTTCATTACCGGGTGATCGCTGTGATGGAATCGGCCACCGTATACCAGCGCTTCGACCTCTTTCATCGCTTCAGAGAAATTGCGAACCGTCTGCGGCACTTCCACCAGCGGCAACCCTTCCTCTGCCAGCGCAAGGCTGAACTGTGTTGCACTCCAGGGGTCGAAACCGATTTCTTTCAGGCTCTCACCAGCAACCCACACCTGAAGCTCTTCCTTAATCTGGGTATGATCGATTACGTCCCCGTCGGTAAGGATCAGTTTGTCCATCCCGGCCCACTTACGATAGAGCTCTGCCATCTGTCGGGAACATTTATCAAGCCGTCCTTCCGGCAGCCAGAATTTAAAATCCGCATGGACATGACCATCCGGCGCGCGCCAGACTTTAGCGGCTGCACAAATATCAATTTTGTTTGAAAGGTCGACGCCGACCCATGAGGGATAGGTTTTAAGTTCGTGCTGCGGGGCAATAAACTCGCATTTCTCCCATTTCATCATGTCCATCCAGGCCGACTCAGCAGTAACCCAGATATTCATATGCTTGGTGAAAAAGTTAACCCTGGCGGAAACTTGCTCTTTCGCTTTTTTCGCCAGACGCCGCAGGTCGTCCCAGCGCTTACAGATACCCAGCCCCGGATTCGCTTTCTGCCAGACTTTTTCATCAAAGGGATCGTCACCTTCGTCTAACGTGTAGATGATGGCAAAAAACGTATCGTCTTTTACCAGGCCACGCAGCACCTTGATGGCGTAATCACGCAGTTCGTAGCAGATGCCTTCTTTGTTGAAGCCGGCGGTGGTGATACCAAAAAGCAGAGATTGCAGGCGCGCGCCGGTTGCCGTCTCCAGAACGTCCCAGACGTCTCGGGTTTTGTGAGCATGCAGCTCGTCGACGATGGCGCAGTGGATGTTCAGGCCGTCGAGGTTATTCGCATCTGATGATAATGGCTCGAATTTTGAGGCTGTTTGCTCCTGGTAGATAGCGAGCTTGTTGAATTCGAAGATCCGCCCAAGAGTGGCTTTCGCCTTCTTGACCATATTCTTCGCGTCTTCAAAAACAATTCGCGCCTGGTCACGGGTGGTTGCAGCGGAATAAACCTCCGCCCCGCCCTCACCGTCGGCGCCAGCCATATAAAGCCCCACGCCGGAGCAAAGTGTTGATTTGGCATTTTTACGGGCCACCTCAACATCTGCTGTACGGAAACGCCGGACCATCACCGGCCGACCGCTGCCGTCGTTACGCAGGACGGTTTCCCCTGTCTCTTCGTTAACCAGCGGGATAACAAAACCAAAAATATTAATCAGGATGAAAATATGCCAGTCCATCAGATCAATAGGCTGGCCTGCCAGCGCGCCTTTTACGTGAGGCACAAAATTATAGAAATTCAGAATGTGCTGCGCGCGCGGCTCACTGAAGAAAATACCGCGCTCTTCGCCGTGTGTCAGATCGTCAAGAAAACGCTGACAGGCAAGGCGCACATACTCACAGGCAATAATTTCCCCCGCCACCACCCTCTCGGCGTAGCGGATGCCTTCTGCAACCTTAGCCATTAATCCCTCGCTTTCATAAACTCGGTCAGCGGGTCAACCGCATCAGGACCTTTTGCATTCACCTTAGAGCGGCTGGCTGGCGTCATGCCAAACTCACCGAGCATGGCGCGCAGACGTTTCCATGCATCAGCTTTCATGATGGCCGCCGGGTGAGCCTTTATCAGCACATCCCCACTCTGCGTTTCGGTCCGGTAGGTGTAACCCTCAACTTCAAGCGTGTCGCAGTGATGCCGGTATTCGGTATAAGCCTCGACCAGAAGCTCAAGGGCTCTGGCGTCCAGTTGGGACATCACACCGATAGCATCGAGCTCGTCGGCCATCCGCTTAAACCAGTATTTCCCCTGCTTGTCGAAATGCTTCGGCGTTGGGGGTACCCCTGAAGGGGGTTTTGGTTCATTCTCATTGATCGGGCGTTTTGATGGGTTACCCCTCACCAGACGTAGATGGGTCGGGGTTTTCGGTGGTCCTGACATAATCGAAAACTCCTATTAATCATCGAATGGGGGCCCCCTAAAAAAAGTTTTCTAACCTGCGGCGATGTGAAAAGAGGTTGGGCGGCGGTCCTTTGGCTCGTCGTTCCTGAACTTTCAACCCGCCCTCCCCTCTGGTCGCATCAAATGAGAATTTATGTCATTTGAGTCTTTCGACCGCTGTCTTCGCCCTGTGGCAGGGCTTGCAAAGGCTTTCGAGGTTGGACAGGTCATCGGTCCCCCCATTTGCTTTGGCGGTAATGTGGTCCACCGTCTCAGCGGGTGTATACCTTCCATTTCGCAGGCATTCCTGACAAAGGTGTTTATCTCTGTCGAGAACGATTGGGCGCAGCCTGTCCCACTTGCTTCCATAACCTCGCTGATGCCTGCTCTGTCCTCGCTGATGCTGCTGCCAGCCTTCGTTAAGGTGTTTGGGACAATAGCCTGAGCGGTCAGTGGTTGTGCCAGGGCAGCCACGCTTGCGGCATGCTCTCGGTATTAACGCAGGCATCAAGCTAACCTCCATGCCCGGCGGCGTTCTATGCGTGGTGCTGAGTCAGGGTGACGCTCAACCGGTTCGTCATCAGCATGGTCCACCAGCGACCAGCAGGGATAGACCACTGGTCCACTATAAGCATCGCCTACTGCATAATCAGCAGGTTTGCAACTGTCCCAGCGGGATAGCACACGAGTGATGCTTTGAGACGGTATGCTGTAGCACACACCATGTATCAGGCGCGGTAGCATGATGAAGTCAGACCTCACTTTATCTGCGTTAATCAGCCGTTCAGCTATCTGCATTTGGTACTGCGGCGGCCGCCCGGTGCCCAGATAAAAACTCAGCATGTCGCAAGGGAAGCGATCCAGCCAGCCCGTAAGCTTATCTCTGAATCCACGAACAGGCAGTGCGTCGTCTTCCAGCACGACTACCCGGCAAGGTTGCTCAGCAGCCCATTCGATAGCGCGCCGGTGATTCCAGTTCGCACCGTGATTCCCTTCATCAATCAGCAGATGAGCATCCAGCATCGCAGCAAGACGTTGCGCATGTCCTATGCGGTAGTGATGTCCGACCACCACAAACGTCATCTCTTCAGCCACCAGCGAATCTCCAATAAAAAAGCCGCACGATGGCGGCGCTGTCTAAATATCAGGGTGTTGCTTAGCTTTAACCCTGGTTAAAGTGTGTAGTTCAGCCCGTCAGTGGTGGGACACTGGCGAATCAATGTTCAGAGGGATGGCTGATTACCTCTGAGAAGGAACTAAAAAATGCGACAGGAAATTAATATCAATCTCCAATGTAGATTAACAAACCTCGAAGACGCTGAGAGAGAAATCGGTGAGTTGAAAATGGTAATTGGCTTGATGCTAGCGAAACTGCCGGAAGATCATCGGGAATCCGTAATTAATGAACTAAAAGCGTGGGGGTTCCCTGATAAAGCTGAAGAGTTTGATCAGTTTGTTCATCCAAGACCTGCCAGCTAAAGAAACATAGCCAGTTTTGTTAACAGACCACTTGTCATGAGTGGTCTTACTTATAGTTTTACAATTGTGCATAGTTCTCTACTACCTCATTTATGTCGCCACCAGGCTTTTTCTTTACCGATTCCATCAGTTTTGAAAACGGTGTGAACCTTCGGGCCTGTGACGATTCGATCTCCGAATGACTTTGCGGCCACGCCAAACGCGCCCATATCCACCAGCGTTGCGGGTGCTGTCTCCATCTTCCAGAAGCGATGGCTCTCAATCCGGTAGTAAAGGCGGATGATACGGTGTGCAAACTCCATGACGTCTGCACGGCTGCTACCAAGCAGGCCAGCGTTAAGTAAAGGTTCGTCGCGGTGCTGTTTCAGGAATTGCTGGTATGCGGTGCCGTGGTGATTGACCTTCATCCATTCGTCGGCATACGTCTTGTGCTCTGAGCCCACGTATATTTTACCCGGCTCCATTTCTGCCCAAGGCTCTCGCAACATTTCAACGTCAGTACCGTCCGTACACCAGACAAGGTGATACTCAGGGTGCGCACGTAGAAACTGATAAATGTGAAGCCAGCGAGCAAAGTAAGGGCTCATGTCCAGCGGCGGGACTTCAAATAGGCCGGCACCAGTCGGCGACTCTTTTAATTCGTCAGCCAGGACAATCGGCAGCGCGCCGGATATTGAATCTGCCCAAGCCTGAAGAGCCTGCGGGTCGGGTTTCATCTTCCCGCCGCGCTGTGGGTCTGGCTGGCTTGTGAGCAGCGTCGTAATCACCAGATTTGGATTACTGCTGTACGAGGCAAAACCTGTATAACCACTATCGCGCCGGGCGTTGAATATCCCTACGTTGCGTTTCACCAGCGCCTCACGGTCTGGTCTGGGAATGGAGCGCGTCCCTTCTTGATGCTCGTCCATCGAGTGAATCAGCTTTTCAGAGCCGACCACATCAGCGAACGCCCAGGTCGATAACCCGGCATTGTGAATGCGTAGCGCCAGATCGGGATGCTCGTACATACCGCGCCCATATACCGGATCGAAGCCGCCCACCGTCTCGATGGCACTGCGGTGATAATAAAGCATTACACCACGCTGCCCTGTATAGGCGATGTGTTTATCATCTCGGTACAGCACTGCCATGTCGTTTATCTTGCAAGGCCCAGCCAGATCGAGGAACTGGTACGCCAGGTGCGGCTCTGGTGAATCGATGTAAGGCAGATGCCAGTTATCAGCAATAGGCCAGGCGTCATCATCCCATAAAAAAAGATGCTCGCATCCGGCATCCATCAGCGCTGACAGGCTGGCGTTCTTCGAAGCAACAATGCCGATCGATGTTTCATGGCGAAGCAGCTGCACGCAGTCAGGCACGACGGCGGCAGGTTTTGAACCATCATCGACAACAACCACCAGCGCACCGGCTGGCAGATGCTTCTGGTGCTGCTCAATGGCACGCTTTAAAACGTCTGGTCGGTTGTGAGTAGTGATGGCAACTCCAATTCGTGGCTTCGATACTGAGCTGAACGGGATGTAAGGCACCCCATCCACCAGAACATTGTGTTGCATGAGTTACCACCCGCGGGAATTTCGGAGCTCAGCGAGATCGATACGTATCGGCTTTCCTGTACTCTTTTCTTTAAGCATGAAGGTAACCTGAAGTTTCGCAGGAGCCTGGGCACCAACAGACTGCAGGATTTTTGCATCGAGCTGGTCAGAAAGCAGCTGACCATCTACAGCCAGGCCAATACCAGAGAAGTGATCACCGTTGTATAGCATCGCTAATTGGATATCTTTGGTTTTGCTTTTTAGGTCTTCGCCAGCACGCTTAGCTCCATCTTGAGCAGCAGACTGAGCAGCATTTTTCAGCGCATTTTTCAAAATACCTTCGACGTTCTCGTCGGTACCACGCTCAATGCCAATTTTCATCTCATAGGTTGTGCTGACACTACCATTGTTTGAAGTCAGCGCGCTTCCGATCTTCGCATTCGTGATGCTACCGTCCTGGATCATCGCGTCGCGAATAAATACCTGGCCGTGATTAATTATCATCGTTCCGTTTTTGTCGTGCGACCAGCCATCTTTCAGGGCCTTAAATGCTTCGCTGTTACGGATTTTTTCGTCCAGTTCATCAATAACCTTTTGTGCGTCTGTAGTGTCCATCTCAACGCCAATAGTGATTGCAGCGCAATATTGCTGATCCACCTGCTTACCAAAACGCGTATTGACCAGATGCTCAATAGCAAACTTTTGCCCTTCAGCAGTCAGGAAGGTGAAATAATTTTCCTTTTGATACTCCGTCGCGGTATGGCGTGTTTCAGCGAATCCCAGTTCCCGAAGCTCAGCAGCACCAGATTTAGCTGGCAGGTCACCAGACTGAAGCGCGCCACGGAAAAACAGCGCATAAAGAACATCCGTTGCAGCGCCGGACAACGTAATGATTTTCTGACCCATGATTTATTTCCTTTTAGGCGTGAGCCTGTCGCACGGCAAAGCCGCCGAAAGTTAACGGTTTGCCCAGGCTCACAGCTGAAAGACTTTCTTTGATGTGCGCGTGCGATGCGCATAAAAAAGCCCCGCTATTGCGAGGCTCTGGTTTGTTTCTGGCAGTTAGCCTGCCACGCTTTGTTATGCGCCAGGATGTCCTTCTTCGTTTGGCGGTCCATTAGGTCCCAGTCGTGAGCCGTCCCGTAGATGGGTTTAACCCAGTCGCAAGCCGTATCAACCACTTCAACCCTTGCGGGTCCAGTTTGCGCGCAGCTCGCAATCAACATCGTCATCAGGCATATGGTTAACAGTCTGCTGTACATTGCTCGCCTCTTTAGTGACTTCCGCTTTACGTTCTGCCGCCGCAACGGTGGCCGCCGCGTTTTCTTCGGTGCGCTGCTTATCTGCTTTCGCTTCAGCTTTGCTGGTACCACGTAGGTGGCCCAGGCCAAAAGCTCCAGCAATAGCAGCAAATACTGCTACAACGAGTCCGGTGATCATCTCAAGCGTCATATAACCACCCGTTCCTTTACCCAGCCATAAACAAATGTCTCGTTCGCGCTGCGCTGTTCTGCCAGTTCGAGATAACGCTGACCCTGGCTGCAATTCAGGGCACGGAGCATAACCAGCTCTCCCTCTTTTCCTCGCCGGGCAAGATAGCTTTTTAACGCGCTGATAGTTCGTGGACCGATAAAACCATCAGCAATCAGATCGGGAAAGAGCGTCCCCTGAATGTTGAATACGTTCAGCCATCGCTGAAACCATTTGGTCTGAACCGATGGGCCCATGTTAACGCCGGTATCGCACAGTTCGGCGGCGATGGCTGGTGATACCTCAGAAACAAGGTCGAAGCGTGGCCCTATCCAGTAGTCAGCCGTCAGGATATCCAGCGCCTGCTGGCGGGTAAGGTTACGCATATCACCGTTATAACCGTGGGCGCGAGCTACCGCTTGAGTGATTCCCCAGTTTGTTGGGCCGCCTTTGTCGTCGGGGTGATTAACGTACCCGCCTTCTTTGCCGAGGATGGCATTAAATATTTCGTCTTTGGTCACGTTGTGCTTTCCCCTGCGATTCTTGCGATGTTGCCCCTTGCTCGCCATACGGCAATGCAGACAACGAGATTGACAACCAGCTCTCCGTAGTCGACCTGCACGTAATCACCGTGCCAGATTCGGAAAGCGGTAAACGCTGGAGCGAGGATCAGCCCATAAGCCAGAAACTCCATCAGACGGCGGCGCCGTAAGCTCCGCTTCCTGAAGAACATCAGGCGTATGCTGATGAGGATGCATGCAACAGCGTTAATGTTCAGGATCAGTGTTTGCCACGTCATTCTTCCCCCTTCAATCCGGGTAAGTCTCCCGTCTTCGAGCGCTTGAGAACGCGAAGCAGGACGGTGACAGAAACCGTTGAGGCCGCCAGCGCGCCAATGGCTGGAGAAACTTTCACGGCAACTGGCGGAGAGAGATGACTTAATGCCGCATTGATAAGCGCTGCGATTATTTCTGATGCTGTTCCAGCGCAGTAAACCCCACCGATAAATGAGATAAGCGCAAACAGTATTTGCTTCCAGAGCTTGTGGTCCTCGCTGCTCAAGACGTAAAGAGCCGCCCCAGCTAGAGAGCAAAGCATTACAGCGGGTGTCGCTTCTGGAAACATCGTCGCGAAGGTGATTCCGGTAGTGCCGGCGGCCACGCCTGCCGTTACCGTTGCAGATATCGGTTCTGCGGACATTTTGCCCCCTCTTATTGCTGTTGATCCTCTCAGAAGGTTGAGGGGAAACAAAAAAGGCTACCCGAAGGTAGCCCGTAGTAATGATTGTGAAGGCTGGAGTCGAACCAGCTTCCATCGGTGCGCTGCCGATTGGGTTACGCGCGCCTTGTGGCTACTTATCCAGAATATTCACCGCAAAACTATTCCCTAGCTCGCCGCTGAGCTTCATCACAATGGGTATCGCTTTGCCGCGCCAGGGAAGTGTGCCTGGTCTCACCGGGATGTCGTCACATACTCAAAGCGATTTCCGTTGTGTAGAAACTAAATAGCCCCACTAATACAGGCAGGGCTTAATTTATTTTATTCGTGTAGGCGTTAACGCCACATTTCAGCTTTAGCTTTCATGTAAGCCTCGTGAGCCAACTCCGCAGTTTGGAAACTACCGAGATCTTTGCGTTTCCCGTTGACGCTAATCGCAGAACGCCACAGGCTACGAGCCTTGCACCAGTTTGCTCCAATTAGCCCAGATTTCGCACCTTTTCTGGCCTTATGCCTGTTCTGCTGATTAACAAACTGGGTAACGATACGTAAGTTGTCCCATCGGTTATCTTTGGGATTGCCATTGATATGATCGACACACTTATCAGCTGGCGGCAGCGCACCATCCATGTATAAAAAAGCCAACCGATGAGCGAAGATTAATTTCTTATCGATCATTATCTGGATATAGCCGTACGAATCTGCGTTCCCGGCTATATTGCCTGGCGTAGACCGAGAGTTTGTTCGCTTGACCCAAACGAATAAACCAGTCAAAGGGTCGTACTTCAGAACCTCTTTCAGCCGTTCTTGCGTGATGCTCATGATATGCGTATGCCTTACTTTGAAATGAACCTTTGCCGCACAGGAAACCAGCCCGTCGAGGCTCGCCAGCGCTAACTGACTTCCTCAAAGGCTCATTTCAAATAGATTGGTTCGACGTATTGAATGCGCGGGCGGTGCGCGGGAAATGAGGGTACAAAAAAACCCGCAACGTGGCGGGCTTTTCGAGGTTAATTATCTACAGGCGTTATACTCCATAATCAGAAGCATACAGGACAGTTTTATGCAAAGTCAAGACTAACGTGCAAAAAATTGCCGCTATTTGCTCCGATCACATTAATAAGTTGTTGCCTTCTCAAATTCTACAGCCGCATGACGCTCCCCCTGGCGCAGCGTGTCCACCAGCATTTCATAAAAGGGTTTCCAGTTGCGTGACCATGAGGACTGATGGAGGTCCGGGAGACGCTTCAGAATGGCACGGTGTACCGTCGCCGAGGAGATAGCAGAGAAGCCATTACCAGAGCAACGTTCACACGTTTTGAAAACCGGTGCGCCACGTTCTTTGGTAGCTTTGCGATCCAGCACTTCACCTTTACCGCCACACCGACAGCGGGCGCTGATCGTTCCTTTGCCTTCGCAAGCATCACAGACTGCCGGCACAACCTCTGTTACCTCTGTCCACTGCTCCCAGTCAGACGGACGAACGGCACGGGATCGGCTGGCCCAGTATGGCGCTTTACCCCATGGGTACGAAACCTTACGGGTGACCTGCTCGAGGGTTGTTCGTCCGGTACCACTGCAACTGTGACACGTCACACTGGTAGCCGCCGAACGGGAGTAATCAGCAAAGGCAAACTGCGCCAGCGTCAACATGCATGCTCCGAGCTTGTCGCCAGCGGCTTTGCGGACATTTTTAGGAGCGTTTTTGATAGCAACCTGCGCCAGCGCCTGAACTGCGAGCTGTTCATCTGTTTTGCTGATGCCGGACTTGCCGAAGAAAGCAGCCAGGCCGAAGCGTGCACGGCTGCTGGTGGTACCAATCGCCGCCATAACATCAGTGCCGGTGAGACGATCCGGAGAGGTTCCTTTCACGTCGTCGCTGATGTGCATACCCTGAGGGCTGAAATGTTTGAGTGATGTTTCCAACTTCATTGAATGGTTTCCCCCTTTTCAGCAGTGCCAAACCAGCCAGGGTGCGCCCACTGGACATCAGTCACTTTATCGCCGTTACCCCACAGCGTCAGAACACGCATAGCAACGTAGTGCATAAGGATTTTTTCATGCTCTCGCCACTCATCATCAGGAGTGTCTTCAACAAATTCAGCGATGGCGTCAGCAATAAGACCGAAACACTCAGGGAAATCACTATGAACGATTGCGATGTCTTTTGCTGTTTCCTGAAGCTCCAAAAAACGCTGCTTGGTAAAGAGATACGACATTTCTCTAATTAGGCGATCCATTTTAATACCTCGTTGCGTTGGTGGCTTCCCACTCAATATCAAGTTCACTTTGCTGTTTGCCGGCCAAGTAATTGAAGGGCCCTTTATCACCCTCGATAAACTGGTGTGAGCGGGAATCAAAGTTGGCCCCTATGTCTCCGATCCAGCCCTCCCCTTCACGTTGTTTCAACAGGCGAATCATCGAGGCGGGCATTTGGATAGCAGTCTGTTCGTCCTTATCAAGACTCTCATACCCCATTCTTTCAGCTTTGCGCTGGGCCAGTTCGCGCGGGATATTACGCCAGACGGCCATAACGTTGTCGGGCATGTCAGTTAAAGCGCCAGTGCCTTTAACATCCATTTTCCCTGTTGGTGCAGCTTCGTTTGTTTTTCTGGCATGCGTTACTAGCAGAACATGGCAGTTGTGCTCGTTTTTAAAGTCGCAGAGGGTATCGATAAATTCTTTTTGTCCACCGTAGTCCTCCTCATCGAGTCCACATTTTGCCAAGTTGTCGATAACGAAAAGATCGATTCCATAGCGGCGTCTGGCATAGGCAAATATTTCCAACAGTCGATCGGCCTTGGCTGTTCCGGTGAGTTTGAACACCCAAAGACGATCAGAAAACCACTCGTTAGTCATGATGATTTCAGTACGTTCTGGGTTTTTTCTACAAATGGTTTGCCGGGTAAGACGAGCCAACATTTTCCCAGGCTTAAGCTCCAGCGAGGCAATGCATACCCGGACTCCCTGGCTCATGGCATTGACGGCGATATGTCCCACCAGCTCGGTTTTTCCGTGGCCGTTTACTCCGTTAACCAGCGTCAGCTCTCCGGCGCGGAATTTGAAATTACTGTTCAGCGAATCCCACGGGCTGGAAAATAATCCAACATCTCGATGCTCGAATGCATCCAGTGTTTCCTGAAGGAGATCACCCGCAGAGCAGAGTTCATCAGGGTCGAAGAATTTAGCGGTCCCCAAGTAGTGCCAGATTTCATCCTCGCTCATCCCGGAGGTCAGACATTCGTTGATATCTTTGTGCGGCAGCTCTACCAGGCGGCAACGATGCTCCCCCAGGCGACGAGCAATTTCTTTTGCGGCTTCGCGCCCTACATCATCGTTATCGAGGCTTAACCAAATTTCTTCGAATCGGTCGAGGTTGTGATACTCGTATTCGATCCATTGCTGTTTGGCCCCTTTTCCACCGCCGAACGGTACCGATAGAGCACTGATACCGAATTGCGAGTAGGTCATACAGTCAATCTCTCCTTCGCAAAGCACAACAGCGCGAGCTTTCGCGTCCATAGCCTGCCAGCCAAACAGACATGGCTCGCAATCAGCCTCAGCCATGATCAACTTTTTGCCATTTGGTCGTTCAGTGCCGATTCGCTTTACCTGCAAAAGCTCACCGTTGCGAAGATACGGAAACGCCACTGCCGGAATTTCGCGGTTTTCATCGTGGTACCAGACGACTGCGTCCGAAACACGGAATTGATCAGCTGTCTCTCGGGTGATGCCACGGGAAGAGAGGTAGTCGTAGCAATGGCTCGCCTTTTTAACGCCTTTTTTGGTTGGCCGTGAGAAGGTTTTTTTCTTCGCCTCGAAGTGGTTATCGTCGTCCTTCAGCCCAAGGAACTCTTTCGCTTCCCGCATAGCGTCGTGCAGCTGGCAGTTACGCACCAGCACCCAAAGATCAAGCAGGTCTCCGCTGTCGCCGCTTGCAAAATCTGCCCAAGTCTTCTTACCACCGAGATTAATTTTCAGGCTCTTACCGGCATCACCATTGGTATTACCAGCGCACCACTCCTTGCCCTCGAGGTGTCCTCGTGGAAGCAGGTATTTCGCAACTCTTTCGGCGTTGTCCCACAATTTTTCAGATAACTCAGCAGGGGTCATCACACACTCCGTAAATCGAATTTGATAAAGCACATAGTCACGAACTCATCACGCAGAAAGCCGCGGTTATAGCCGGAAACCAGTAGACGTTTGAGGATGCTTTTCATGGTCGGTTAGCTCCGCGCTTCATGCGGTCAATGGCTGCCTGGCTGATAAATACCTCAGCCGAACCGTCACTTGGTTTGGCGAACCAGGAAGCCCCTGTCCCACCGACGGCATTTGCGCTTGCGGATATCTGAGGAGCTCCATTTGGTTTTTCATCGTTCCAGCGCTCTCCGTTCAGGTATGACGCTGGCAGGAGTTTGTCGAACCCCATTTGCTGTGTTTTCACCCGGAGGCTGATATCTTCAGCCAGCATAACGGCGAAGTTCTCAGGCGTACCTCGGTTCGCTTTTTTCCAGTCGCGATATTTGGTCCTGAACGCTGACTTAGCCTTGACCTTGGCATCCTTTCTCAGACCTGCCCCCCAAAAAATATTTTCGAAAGCGACATCGACTGGATCTTGGCCTTCAGCATCATCTGATTCTGAATCAGGTTTTTCCTGTGCAGGTTTCCCTTTCGGCTCGTCAGATTTATCGCCATCGGTCCGATTCAAATCGGACAAAGTAGTTTTATTCCTTTCCTCTTCCCTTCCCTTCCTTTCCCTTCCGTCAGTGAGTTCGCCGTGAGCACTCAGTGAGTCCTCAGTGTTAACTCCATTGCTTGCATGTGAATCATATGTTTGTTTTTCATCATCATTCACTGAACCATCCATGTAATTAGGTGCTGGTTTCCGTGAGCTATCAGCGACTTCTTCTGGAGTAGGTATTGTTGTTGCGGATGGTCGGTTAATTTTCTGGTGTTTAGAAAAACCATCAATGTGAATATATTCAACACCACTCACTGAATACTCACTGATTAACCCAGCATGGCTAAGTTCTTTAATTAACGGCTCGCAGTCGATCATGTCGGCAGGGAAAATCTGCATCTTGATGCGCTTCGGGGAGCGCACCAGATTGCCTTTGTCGTCGGCAAAATTGAACATGCCGATAAACATTAGGCGCGCCTCAAATGAACACTCGACAATCTTCTCATCAGTCCAGAACTCAGGTTTAATTGTTCTAATGCGTGCCATCTATCAGCCCTCCATCAGCACAAATAACCTCACTTACATCAGGCTTTGGCTGGAATTTGGCATCAACCAGGGAAGCCTTGCGCGCATTGCAGGAATCACACAAACATTGCATGTTGTCTGGGTGGTGAGCACCACCGTTACGTCGCGATACAATGTGATCTGCGACCAATTTAATGCGGTCTTGACTGCCACAATGACGGCATTTGAATCCGTCGCGCCAAAGCACAAATTCGCGTAGTGCGCGATGGCAAGGTACGCGCATTTTCAGGCGTCCTTTGATCGTGGGCACTTTCCATTTGTTGCCGTTTTGGTCCAACCAAAACTCAGACGGCACCTTTCCGTAATCACGCATTTTGCGCCTCCGAGACCTTTGTAAAATATTGTTGGAACTTCCAGACAGGCTGCATGCATTCATGCGGATAATTCTGCCTGGTGAAATACACCTGCTGCTTATCCCGATTCCAGCCGGTGACATGCACAATCACACCGCGCGGATCGCGATAATCGATATCCAATGGCTTAATTTGGTTTTCGGTAGTGATTGAGTGCGACATATCACACCTTATTGCCCGGGTGAGGGAATAATTTTGGTTTGTCAGGTCTCAGTTCATGGGCGGGAATCCCAGTTAAGGCCGCAACATCAGGCACATGTTCCACCCCAACAACACCAACCTTTCTCCAGCGAGAGACAGAGGGTTGTTTTACACCTATAGCGCGAGCTAGAGCATTTACTCCTCCAGCAGCATCAATAGCTCTTTCAATTGCTGATTTCATTTTTTTGCTAATCCCGTTCAGTTGCTATCGAACTAATGATAGCAATTGCTATTGGAATGAGCAATAGACTTGTTTATCATGCTTGACTAGAATGTGATAGCGGAGGCTATAAATATGCAAGAGAGAACACTTAAGACGCTAGCTGACAGACTTAACTACGCAATGCATGAGATGGGCATGAGCCAGGGGCAGTTAGCCAAAGCTGCGAATATGGCACAACCAACCATATGGCGAATAACATCTGGAAATGCTAGAGGCACAACCAAAATCGTTGAAATAGCTAATGCCCTGGGTGTTCGTTCGGAGTGGCTATCAAACGGTACTGGACCAATGAGGGGTGACGACCAACAACCACCCCCACCGATGAATAACAAAAAAGATCCAGCCATCTTCAGAGTTGACGTACTCGACCTTACCGTAAGTGCTGGCCCGGGCATAATTAACAGCGAATTCGTGGAGGTGCTGCGCTCCGTGGAATACTCAGTTGAAGATGCCCGTCAAATGTTTAATGGCCGGAAACAGGAGCAGATACGCATCATCAACGTTCGAGGTGATAGCATGTCTGGCACCATAGAGCCAGGGGACTTACTCTTCGTCGATATCAGCGTTCAGCACTTCGACGGAGACGGTATATACGCGTTCATCTACGATGACACATCGCATGTTAAGCGCTTACAAAAGATGAAAGACAAACTCTTAGTTATCTCTGACAACCATACCTATCTACCATGGGAACCAATCGAGAAGGAAGAGATGAACAAAATTTTCATCTTCGGAAAGGTGATCGGCAGCATGCCGCAGACCTACAGGAAGCATGGGTGAATAATGCAAATGAAAATAAAAACTTACGCATAACAAGCTGAATGGATTCTTAACCCGGCCAGTGCGCCGGGTTTTCTATGTTCCCCAAAATAGTAGCCACCAGTCAACCAGACGGGCGACTACCTGATCGGAACTCCGACCCTACCCTCTTGCTCTCTGCGAGCATCTCGCCCTTTCACAGTCCATTTTATTCTCAAGCTTCGATGCTCCAACTCCCGATATCTCATGTATTGGTAGATCACTGTCTAAAGGACAATTATTTCTACCGTGCTGTTACAAACACATCAGCAATAGATTTTTTTATTTTTGATATCAACGACATAAAAATTAATAGCAATTTAAATAGCAATACCTATTGCAAAGACCAATAGCAGGCTCTATCATCATTCTATCAAATCAACTAAGAGGTGATAGAAAATGTCTCAGAAGATAAAAACATTTAAGGGGTTGTCCATCCATCCTTGTGATGCCTTCAAGAATATGTCCTTGATTGTTGAAGCAGCTAGTTTGTTATCGGCGGTTGATGATGACGAGTATAGAGAAATTAGCGACATTCTTCTCGCGTTTGTCTGCAACTATGCAAACGAGGCCCATAAAAATGAATGGGATAAACGTTAATGAAAAATCCAATCGAAATGCTAAATGATATTGCTGCGGAAATCACTGAGAATGCTTCGTTACTGGAGGTTATTTACCGCATAAATGAATTTTCACCGGAAGCCGATAACACAATTGCCTGTCTGATTCGTTTTATGCTAAAGACCAGCCAAACTGCTTACGAGTATGTGGAACAACTTAGCATGCAGGATGGAGCTGAATGTCAGCGGGGACAGCAATTAGAATCGCCAACAGCGCTAGCTAATCAACTTAACTCTTGGGCTTGTGATATCGGCGATTGTAAGCTTGCCGTTTATAATTCAATGGATGATATACCCACAGAATCAAACTCAATTGGGGTTTTAAGTCTAGTCTCCCAAAAACTGGATGAAATGCAGAGCATTATTAGCTCTAAAGCGGACAAGATCGAATTCAATAAGTAACGCTAAATAATAAAACAAATAACACCTTCACTTGTGTGGCTTCCTGCAACCTGAAAACAGGGTTAGGTTAAAAATGACTTTCATCAAAGATAAAGCGGCATACAAAACAGCATGTCTTTTCTTTATGGTCTATGGCGACGAGTACCGCCATATATCTGACCTTTTCATGCGTAAAGCTTACGGAGTCTGAATATGCTCAGTAGAGACAATTCTCTAGAAACCGCAAAAAATACAGCAGATAACCTTTATCAATTAATGGAGTTAATCAACTCCAATATTATTGATATGGATATCGAGCAAATAATTTCCCTGTCTGGCCTCTGCCTTGATTTATCGGCTCAGGTTTCAATGTGGATGGATTCGGAGTTTGAACGCCGTGAAAAACAACGTAATTGAAACTTACCGACGCAGAATTTTAAAGGCAGCGTTATTACGCCACCAGCGTAAAACAGGCAGTAACTGCCTTGTTATTAAGCTCAATAAAGGCGGTATTAACACGGTCGAGTTAACAGAGATTCTTCTCGATGGATTATTACGAAAATTCGAAAGGCTCGCGATCAGTGAGTACGGGAATGTCGAAGGCGTAAAAGCTATCAAGGGAATTTACAGCAGCGCTGTTGATGTTAATGGCAGCGGTGAATTCCTTACGGATAGCGGGAAGGAGTTAATCGACGAGCTCATTTCTGAGCTGGTTGAGTTCGCCAAGAAACAAAAATCAGTCACAGCGGAGACAAGCCATGAGTGATCAGACACCAATTATCACGCACGAACCAGTAAATATCGTGCTGACAATCGAGAACGGGAAAGTTATCCACGCGCGCCCGGTTCAGAACGGCGAGGTTACAGCATCGCTGGAGACTTTTTTATGGATGGCTGAACAAGCCGGTTACACGATCACCCCACCTGCAGGAGAGAAGGACAATGGCCCTGACAGCGATACGAATTCCTGAGTGGGTGCACCTGCAGGCTGTCCATGTCCTCCGCCAGTTCAGAGCCAGGCGGATTCATCCCTGCCGTATGCACGGCTCCGGAAACCTGAGCCTGAGGGTTAATCGCCGCTGGCGGCTGCTGTCCCGAGACGGCGGCCAGAACTGGGAAGTAATGAGTCACGAACGATACAGCAAAGTTAAGGACCGGAAATGAAAGATAAACGCACCGTAAGCATGATTGACCTGGCATTACAGAAACATGATACGCCAGCTGGACCTCTGTACGTGGCGGTACGCCACGGTCGTATCAAAAAATGCTTCACGCGAGATACGGCGATCCGCTATCTGGCTTTCTTCATGACCACCGAAGCTTTTGAGCGTTCAGGTTTTCCGCAGCGTCACCCACGGGTGCGTATTGATCGCGATGATATGGAGGTATGGCGAGACGGGAAAACAAAGGCTGAGTATCTGGCCGCCCACCAGCGTTGTGTTCGCCGTCTGCGTCGTATTCTGGCGCGCAAGCGAGAAATGGAAAAATGGTGTGAAAAATGGGACGCGATGCACGAGCGCTACGTCAAAGAACGTGACGAACTCAAAGCAACAAAGCCTGCCGGGGTACGCTGAATGAAAATCCAATACCAGGACTATGGCGCTGTAGCAAATATCGTTATCTCCAGCACCGTATTCGAGTACCGGAAGCATAACAGGGTAGTTGAAAACACTCTGTTTCTGGTGCCAGCCGTAGTGCGTTCACGGCACGGAACTTTCATCCTGAAAACAGTTATTTCAGGTAAAAGCCGTGATGCATTACGCGCTTACAGAACTGCAATCAGGGAGGCGGCACGATGAATACAGCGTTTGAAATATGGGTACGTATGCGATACGGAAATCGTTACGACCTGACACGGGATATTCAGGGGCTTTATTGCCGGGAAGTGGTTAAGCGGATGTTTGAAGTGTGGTGCCACTGCCGTGGCCTAAGTGTGGTGTGAGGTGGGTATGGCTGATATTGAAATGATTGACGAAAAAGAAGTGATGCAGATGATCCGGGTTTCGTCTCGTATGACTATCTGGAAGTACACCAAAAATCATAACTTCCCGAAACCGATACGTACCCACCCCAAACAGTACCTACAATCTGAGGTGGAAGCGTGGATTTTAAACGGCGGTATTAACCAGAAATCTTCCTGA